CATCATCGTGGCGGTGGCGGGCCGGACAAACTTCCGTTCGTTTCTTTATCCTGAGTACAAAATACACCGCCATCGAAAGACTGCGTTCAAGAATACCACAGTCCCTATCCTACGACATCGAGTTGTTGAGTCCGGGTTGGGAATTACCGCTGAGGGTATGGAAGCAGATGACCTCCTCCGCATGTGGTCAAATCAGGCCCGAGCGATTGGGCAGGAATTTATTATCTGTTCCGTCGACAAAGACCTTCTGTGCATTCCTGGACAACACTACCTGATGCACAAAGGCAAAGAGCAAGTGGTGGAAATCAGCGAGTTCGAAGCCGCGAGACACTACCACGAGCAGCTGCTCAAGGGCGATCCCACAGACAACATACCCGGAGTTGCGGGTGTGGGACCGATAAAGGCCACTCAACTTTTAGCCGACTGCGAGACAGTGGAAGAAATGCAGCAAGTTGTCATCGATGTTTATCGAGCGGTGTACAACGACAACTGGTATAATGAACTGATTATAAACGGCAAACTTATTCATATTCTGGCTCATCCGGGCGACAGCTTTACGCTCGACAACTGGAGCGCCTACAAGGATTTGATTTAAGATGGTCAGTTTGGGTAATATGCAGAGGTCTCCGAAGATCCTACTTCCGAAGCCGAATGGGCAATGGATTTTCCCGGAGGTGATGGGAGTAAACAAGGTAGGCTTCATCTACGCCATCCGTGATCTCGTTCTCAAACGAGCTTACCTAGGCAAGAAGCAATATCGAGTTCAGGGTCTACTGAAAGGTGGACAAGAGACTGCGTGGAGGACGTACAAATCGTCGTCGACCACTATGGCTCAAATTATGGCGGCACGACCGAAGGAGGAATTCGAGTACTTCGTGATTGAAGAGTATGCGACGAAGTCGGGACTCTCATTCGCCGAGACTTGGTCTCTCTGTCACGTCGAAGCTCCCACCACGCCGCTTTGGTATAATACCCGGATTGAGAAGGTAGCATGGGCAGTCAAAGAAAATGTGACTTTCCGTCACAAAGAACGACTGGACATGGTAACTGATTGGAGTACCGTTGGGTAAGATTGTTACGCATAACCAACCATGTATAGAGTGTACTTCATCTGACGCAATGCAGATCTATGAGAAAGGTGACGCTCACTGTTGGTCTTGTAAAAAGAGTTTCAGTAAGCAGTCAGTTGAAGAAGGACATGTGGTGACTGCACCAAGATCATCGGCGTCGAACATTCGAATTAGTAATCGGATGCTCAAGCTAGAAGATATCAAAGAAATGAGGTCGAAGGGCAATGCGGAGCGAGGTATCTCAACACGTGTGTCCGAACACTACGGTGTCAAGACCGCATACAATGAAGACAGTTCTCAGCGAGCGCGCTGCTATCCGTATCCGGGTGGTGGCTACAACGTTCGTGAGCTGCCCAAGGACTTCTATTGGGTAGGTGAAAAGCGCGAAGGTCTCTTCGGTCAGGACAAGTTCGGTCCGGGTGGTCGACGCGTGATCATCACAACCGGTGAAGAAGATGCAATGGCGATGGCGGAGGCTTCTTACGAGAAGTACAAGACCTTCTATCCCGTAGTGTCAGCCGGTTCTGATTCGAATATGAAGTTGCTCTTGCAGCAGCGTGATTGGATTCGTTCATTCGACGAAGTCATTCTCATGTTCGACCAAGACGAATCCGGCAAAAATGCGCTGGCTGAGGCCATCAAGATTGTCGGCATCGACAAGGTCAAGATCGCACACCTGCCTCGTAAGGACGCGAACGCCACTCTGCTGGAAGACGGCAGTAAGGCACTGTTGAACGCAATGTTCGACGCCGCGGCCTATACTCCGGGCGGCTTCCTGGGCAAGGAAGAACTGTGGACCAAGCTGGAAGAAGACAGCAAGGTCAAGTCAATGGCGTTTCCGCCCTGTATGGCGGGCGTCAACAAGAAGACGAAAGGTAAGCGCTATGGCGATATCACACTCTTCATATCTGGAACGGGCTCGGGCAAGTCTACCCTCCTACGGGAAGATGCGCTCTTTACCCTCGGGAATCACCTCCACGATGAGGACGGCGTCGACGATCGAAATAAAAAGATCGGATGGATCGCCCTAGAGGAGGGTCCGGGCGAGTCTGCTCGTAAGTTCTCGGGTATGGCACTGAATATCAATCCCGCCGCCCAAGAAGAGCCAATGACTTTGGATGAGCTGAAACCCGGCTTCGACGCCGTGTTCGGCACCGATCAGATCATTGTGCTCGACCATCAAGGCTCTGTAGAGAACGCAGGTCTGATTGAAAAGATGGAATGGTTGTGCCTCAAGGGGTGTACTCATATCTATCTCGACCACATCACCATCGCGGCCTCCGAAGGATTCGAGAATGAATCCGGCAACGAGGCCGTCGATAAGCTGATGAACGCACTTCTGCGTTTGGTCAAGCGG